AGGACACCAGCGGATACGTCCGTGGCATCGGCTCCTACGCCCTGTATGGCATCAACCACAGCGCCGGGCAACTGGTCGTTCTGGCGAGCGAACCGACCTCGTCCGACTTCAACAAGTATGTGACCGCCAAGGCCAAGGCCGATGTTTGCGCCCGCTACGATCACATCGTCGAGTACCGCGATATCGGTCCGGCCAAAAAGCCCAAGGTCACCATCCTCTGCTGGGAACTCGCCTAAAGCCATGCCCGACCCAATGTCCCACGTCCCCGACATGATTGCGTCCCCCGCCCATGTCATCCGCGGCCTCTCCTACCAAATCGCCTATGCCCGTGATCGCGTCCTCCAAGGCGACTGGACGGAGAAGTACGCCCGCGAGCGTATCCAAGTGAGCGCCGCCGTTGCTGAAGAGAACCTCCGCGAGTCCCACAACTGCATGGCGGTCTCCATCTACGCCAACCTCACCACCGGCTGTCGTGCCCTGTTCACTTGGTACTACATCGACCGCAACGGCAATAAGGAGGCAGGCTCGGTACACCCGACGATGGACGGACGATGAGAACCCTAGCCCTCCTCCTCGCGGCGACCTCCCTCGGCTACGCCATCACCCCTGGACAAGTCGAGGCCATCATCTTCGTCGAGTCCTCCGGCAACCCCAAGGCCATCGGGCGACTCGGGGAGCGTGGCCTCGCTCAGTTCTTCCCTGCTGCGTGGGCCGATACGACCCGCTGGCGTGCCCGCCACGGCCTTCCGACCTACGGGTACAGCACTTGGGCCACGGACGAAGGGGTCGGGCGGGAATACGCCACCTCTTGGCTGACCCTCCTCGAGGAACGGCTGACCACGGCGCTAGGCCGACAGCCCACCCTTGGGGAAGTCTACGCCGCCCATCAGCTCGGCTTTGCGGGCTTTAAGTCTAAAGGGTTTGACCTAAGGAAATGTCCGACCATCACTCGGGTCGTGGTTGCTCGCCTTAACCGAGACCCACGCTCCACCAAATGAACAAGCCAACCATCGTCGCCGTCGACCCGGGCGTTAACGGAGGCATCGCCGTCTTCACTCCTTCCGAGGGGACGACCGAACTCCACAAGATGCCCCCGACCGACTGGGACGTCGTGAACCTAATCAAGTCCATCCACATGAACGCAGGCCGCGTCATCCTGTACCTTGAGGAGCCTCCGCTCTTCGCCGGCAAGAACATCCCCGGCTCTGCCATCGGCAAACTGATGTGGAACACGGGCGTCCTCTACGGCTCCGCAGTCGCCAACGGCTGGGAAGTCCACCGCGTGAAGCCCGCGATCTGGATGAAGGCCCACCCTGTCGGCACCAAGGGCGAACGCACCTCGACCCAATGGAAGAACGTTCTCAAGGCACGGGCCTGCGAACTCTTCCCAGACGAGGACGTGACCCTCTGGAATGCCGACGCTCTCCTAATCCTTGACGCTGCCAAACGCGGCGCCATCAACTAACCCCCCTCCCATGCTTAAGAAACAACCCAAGCCCACCCCTGAAGTCAAAGTCCCCGCGACCTACCGCGAACTCTCCGGCTCCTCTTATATCGTCCTCTCCGACGGCACGGTCGCCCGCAAGCTGAAGCCCCGCCCCGCTGGGCAGACCCGCTATTGGTTCCTGTCCCACGATAACCGCCTCCGCTGCGTCTCCCAGAAGACGGTGGACGAGATGACCTCCTTCCCCTAATCCTTCCCACCCAACCCACACCACAACAAGCCATGAGCAAAAAAGAAACCCCCACCGCAGTTAGCCAGGAGCAGTCGAACCCCTACTTCGACCTGATTACCGCCCTCTCCTCGATGGAGAACGTCGGCGCCAACCGCATCAACCCAGCCTTCAAGGCACGCTATGTCTCGCTCGACGCCCTGCTCGACGCGGTGAAGCCTGTCCTGCAAGCGAACAACCTCGCCCTCGTCCAAGTCCTTGAGACCGAGGAAGGCAAGGTCGGCGTCTCGACTTCCCTGCTTCACACCTCGGGCCACCTCTTCGCCTTCGGGAAACTGATGGTCAAGGCTGACGGCCTAACGGCGCAACAGGTCGGCGGAGCCATCACCTACATCCGCCGGCAGTCCATCCAGACGGCTTGCGGCATCTCGGTGGACCTCGACGACGACGGGCATCAAGCCTCCGCCCCTAAGCCTCAAGCCCCGAAGGTCTTTATGGGCGAACTCCGCTTCGAGAAGGCCGCCGTGGAGATCCTCACGCTCAAGGGCTGGCTCAAGCCTGGACAAGGTTTGAAAGACCTCAGCGCTGAACACCTCGCCGCCATCAACACCCACGCCTTCGAGCAGGCCGTCCGCAACGCCGCCAAATGAACATCGACGACATCATCGAGAACGCCCAGCTGAAGGGTCGTATCATCGCCCTCGACGCTCAGGTCGAAACCCTCACGGCTGAGGTCCGTTGCCTTGAGGCCGTCATCCGTGCGCACGAACGCGTGGACTGCCTTTCGGTGACCAGCCTTAAAAAGCAACTGGTGGAGGCTGATGCCGAGAACGCCCGCCTCAAGGCCGAGGTGGCTGATTTAAAGTCTACGGCTGACCGATTTAAAGCCGAGGTCGAGCGGCTCCGCAAACTCGGCACCGAGATGGGCAAGCACCTCCCCGACACCGACGAGGCGAACCGGGCTTACATCGACTTTGAAGCGGGAGGTAAGTCGTGACCACCTCGACCACCTCCGAGCGGGATGCCCGGCAACCCATCAATGTCATCCTCCTCGACCACACCATCGTCCTCATGTGGATCGTCAAGACGGAGGCCATCCGCCAATACTCCATCCAGGACATGAAGCAGGCCGAGGTCGAACTCGCCGACTTTGAGGCCGTCATCCTGTCCAAGCAGCGCAAGCACATCCCCGAACTGACAGGGGCGACCTTTGAACTGAACGGAAACGCCTACGTCATCGACGCGGTCAGCCAATCGGTCGCCGACAAGATAAACAAAAAAAGTGTTTATCTGACCCCTATTTGGCTCTCCGCACGCTCCTTTTTCCCAAGATGACGCCGAAATCCGTCCCATCTTCGGTCTACAAGACCGCCCAAGCCTACGTCGACCAACGCAAGCCCTTCGCCCTTATCATCCTCCTCGACTCCATGCTCTACGTCGAAGTGTCCGCCAAGACGGCAATCGTCTTTGAGCGCCTCCTCAAGGACTGGACCGCCGAGACGATGCCCACCCTCTACCGCTCCAACCTCCGCACCTTCCTAGTCCTCAAAGGCGAGGTGAAGGAGGTCACCCTTAACCGCATCCGCACCATCCTCAAATGACCTCCCAAGACCGCCTAGCCGCCACCCTCCGACGGCTCCAGAACGAGGCCCGCAGCCTCTCCGCCTACCAAACGACCTTCGTCACCCAGCACGATATCCACCGCGTCAGCATCGACGCCGACCGCCTCCTCTCCGTCCTCGCGATCACGGACGCGACTCACATCGACGACCCGGCTGACTTGGTCGAGCTGCGGGAACGCCTCAACATCGTCCGTGCGGACTTGGCCTCACTCCTGGTCAGCGTCCAGAACCTCCACGAGAAGGCCGAGGACATGGACAAGACTTTGAATGACGCCGAGAACCTTGTGGACAACCCAGACGAGGTGCTGTAACCCTTTCCCACCAACCCACCAAAGCCATGTATACCATCGCACAGTTCAACGAACGCATCGCCGCACGCACCCGAGCAGAGTACGACGCTATCGACGCCCTCAACCAGACCTCCGCCAAACTCCTCCTCAAGGCGCCGGCGAAATACGCCCACGACAAGGCCAACCCCCGCAAGGACTCCAAGGCCCTCCGTGAAGGCATCATGACCCACGCCGCCGTCCTCGACCCCGAGGCCTTCGCCAAGTTCAAACCCGAACCAGAAGCCGACAAGCGCACGAAGGAAGGCAAGGAGGTCCACGCCTACTGGGCGTCCACCCTTCAGCCCGATGACATCCGATGCAAGGCTGACGAGTATGACAACGCTCTGTCCTACTCTGACGCGGTGAAGGCCGCTATGGGACGATATAACATCGTGCCGGTCGCCACCGAAGTCATGCTCAAGGCCGACTATATCGTCCCCATCAAGGGGTCTATCGACCTGATCGCCGAGGACGGCTACCTCTACGACATCAAGACGACGATGGAAGAGGCCACGCCCAAGGGCTTCGGCAAGCAACTGATTTGGTCGGACGACTTCAAGCTACAGGCCGCTTGGTATCTCCTCCTCTGCAAACTCAACTTCGGTGTCCGCCCCAAGGGGTTCCGTTTTCTGGTCGTTGAGAAAGAGGCGCCATTCCTGACCGCCGTCTTTGAACTGCATCCCGACCTCATCGCCGAAGGGGAAGCGTTGATGCTCTCCGCGATGAAGGCTTACGAGGTCTGCAAGTCGTTTAACGAGTGGCCCGCCTACCCGTCCGAGGTCATCACGATTGCCCGCCCTACCTCCACCGCTCCCCTCGCCCCCATCAACTTCGCCTAACCCACAACCAACATGGAAAACCAAAACGACCGCCCGCCCCTCACCACCATCGCCGCCTCCGGCAAGTACGTCCTGAAACTGTCCCTCCCCAAGGAGGACAAGGTCAAGGTCTACGACGACGGCGTCTCCGCCCGCCTGTTCTTCAAGACCGCCGAGGGCCTGTGCTTCTCGAAGTCCTACGGCACGAAGTACGGCAAGTCCCTCGCCATGCTCGTCGGCAAGATCAGCGGGAAGTTTGTCAGCGAACCGAAGGCCGACCTCTCCGTGCCCGACTTCCTGGACTACCTCCGCCCCGCCACCAACGTCTACTTCGAGGTCGAGGTGGAAGTGACCCCCGATGGCGAATGGCAGGGCAAGCCCCAGTTCAAATACAAGATGAACTTCCCCAAGGGCAAGGGCGTTGCCGCGTCGACCATCCCGACCCCGACCGACTGGTAGTCTATGCGCCGCATCATCAAAGCCCCACAGACCATCGTCCTCCTCTCCGGCTATGCCCGCAGCGGGAAGGACACGTTTGCGGAAGGCATGACCCGCTACAGCGTGGACATCAAACGCATCGCCTTTGCTGACGCCCTCAAGGACGCCGCCAATGACTTCGCCTATCAGCTCGGGCTGACGGCTAACTTCTTCGACGAGACGTTTAAGAAAGAACACCGCGACACCTTGGTCGCCATGGGTCGGTTCGCCCGCTCCATGCACAAGGACGTCTTCATCTTCAACCTCACCGAGGCCGCCAAGAAGGAGCAAGGCCACGTCGTCGTACCCGACACCCGCTACATCAATGAGGTGGTCGTGACCAAGCAACTGATGGGCGAGGTCCGTGGCTGGCGCGTCATCCATCTGCACATCGAGACCGAAGGCGTCGGCCCGGCGAACGACGAGGAGGCCGCCAGCATCCGCGAGATGCTCGAAGGCACCATCCCCGACCAGACCTACGTCTTTAAACCCAACACCGCCGTGACGATCCGCGAGGTCGGTGCGTCCGTCGCCAAGCACCTACAACTGTGAGCCGCAAACAAACCAAGCAGGAACGCATCGAGGAGCTGGAGAAGCAGTTGGAACAGGTCAACGCCCTCAACAAGCAACTCGCCGACGTCCTCAAGATGACCGAGGACGGGCAATGGGTCGTCATCTCCGAGAAGGACTTGAACCGCTACCGCAACGGCATCGATGTCCTCATCAAGGCCGGCAATGCCCTCGACGAACACTTGGGCGAGTTTGACCCGACCGAGAACGGCTTTGCCGTGCGCCAAGTCTGGAAGCAAGCCAAGGAGTCAGACAAGTTCTGACATGGCAACCCCCACCGACGACGAGCTGGAGGAGATGTCGAGGTGCTGGGGCGTGAGTATCGACCGCCTCCGCTTCCTTGCCACCTGTCCCCACTACGACTCCAAGCCACACATCCGGGTCGACGACTACAAAGACCCGACCGACCGACACATCGCCAAGGCCATCCGCGAGGCCATCCGTGGCTCGTGGCTCCCTTCCGATGCCGCCAAGATAGGCAAGGTCACCCTCAAGACCATCGAGGCCTTCGTCTGCCGTCACGGCATCATCTGGCCTCCCGGCTGTCGGCGCCGTCTCGAATGGGGACGCGGCACGACCCACACGCACCGCCTCAACGAGGAACACGCCAACCTCCTAGCCAAGGGACGGCTGACGATGGCACAGGCCGCCGCCAAGGGCGTAGAGGAAGGGCTGACCGCCACCGAGACCGCCGAGAGGTTTGGCTTCTCCGCTCCAGGGATGTACAACGCCGCCGTCCGTCAAGGCCTCCGCTTCCGCAGCCACAAGGAGAAGTACGGCACCCGCAAGGGTAAGCCAAAGACGCCAAGTGTATGAGCCGCCTGACCAAGTTCATCTTCGCCTCGGACAGCCACGGCGATATGGCAGACCCCGAAGCCCTGTCGGCCCTCTACGAGTTCACCAAGGACTTTAAGCCCGACGTCAAGGTGGCTGGGGGCGATCACTACGACTTCCGCAGTCTCCGCAAGGGCGTTGGTTCCGACAAGGAAGGAGCTGAGTCTCTCCAAGAGGACATCGAGGCCGGCGAGGACTTCTTCGCCAAGTGGAAGCCTACCGTCTACCTCTGGGGCAACCACGAACACCGCCTCGACTCGATGCAGGGCCACGGGCAGGCCATCGTCCGCGACTACTGCACCGACCTAAAGGACCGCATCAACCGCGTCGCCCGCCAGAACGGGGCCAAGGTCATCCTACCCTACCACGCCGACAAGGGCGTTTATCGTCTCGGCCCTGTTGCGATGGTCCACGGCTACGCCCACGGCGCTAACGCTACAGTCGTCCAGGGACTCCACTACAGCCCCCACGGTGGGGCTTTGATACACGGACACACACACAACCTCGCAAGCGTAGCCTTGACCAAGCACGGAGGCGGGAACGCCTTCTCCGCTGGTTGCCTCTGCCGTAAGGACGAGATGGACTACGCGTCTCACCGCCTCGCCACCTCCCGCTGGGGTTCGGGGTTCGTTGCCGGGTTCGTCACCAAGGGCGGCGACTATAAGGCTTGGCTCGTCCACAAGATGGGCGGCGTCTGGATCTGGCAAACGGAACTCAAAACCTTCACCCCATGAGACAGCGCAAACTCGACCCGCTCCTGGTCAAGGTGATGGCCGCCATCCACCAAACCGCCGAGACCCCACCGAAGGGCTTCCGCACCATCAACGGCTGGGCCAAGGTCTGGAACATGGAGCGCACGGCTGCACGCATGACCCTGCACAAGGGCGTTAAACTCGGCCTCATCGAGAAACGCATTTATCGCATCGTCATCCGCAAGGACGCCAAACCCTACCCGACTGCCCACTTCGGAGAAAAGGCTCGACCTCGTAAGACCTAAGCACCTTAGTCCCCCCTCACCTCCAAGCCATGGAACAACCCCCACCTTCCGCCCTCGACGCGGAACGGCATATCCTTGCCGTCTCTATCGCCCAAGGGCTTCCGCTGCCCGACGGCCTCATCCCGTCCGACTTCTTCGAGCCGACCAATCAGGACATCGCCTCCGCGATCACGGCGCTCATCGACGAGGGCACGACCCCCGACGAGCTGACAGTCAGCCAACGCCTTCGCCAACTCGGCTCACCTGTCGAGGCCTTCGCGGTCTCGGACTTGTCCACCACCGGGCAGTTCATTCAGCCGAACCCCGCATGGAGCCGTGCGGTGATTAAAGCCCTTAACCTACGCAAAATTGCGGAGAATAGCCGAGCCGTCCTCAAGGTCATCAATGAGGCAGGGGCTGACCCCGATGCCATCCTCCTCGCCCAAGAGCAACTTGCCAAGTCTCTCACACGGCGCAAGGGGCAGGGGAAGGAAACCTCGCAGGCCTTCGACTTCCGCACGATGGTCACCTCCGACAAGGAGCAAGACCCGTCCTGCGTCCTCGGTAACCGCTTCCTCTGCCGCGGTGGCTCCTGCCTCCTCGTCTCGCAGACGGGCGCCGGCAAGTCCGCCCTCGTCACCCACGCCGCTCTGTCCCTCGCCCTTGCTCCTGGTCATGACTTCTTCGGCATCAAGTCCCGCAAGGGTCCGCTGACCTCGGTCATCATCCAATCGGAGAATGACGAGATGGACGTCGCCGAGTCTATCCAAGGGACGCTCGACGGCATGGGCATCGCCCGTGGCTCCCAAATCATCGACCAACTATCCGACCGCGTCTTCTACTACCGCGAGGCCGTGAAGACAGGCGAGGCCTTCGGGGTTCTCCTCCGTGAGCTAGTGACCCGCCATAAGGCCGACCTCGTATGGATTGACCCTATCCTCGGGTTCGCCGGCGTTGACCTATCCGATCAGGAGGCCGCGTCCCACTTCCTGCGCCACATCATCCAGCCCGTCCTTCAAGACACGGGCGTCATCCTCTTCTCCGTCCACCACACGACCAAGCCCGCCAAGGACAAGTCGACGACCCTTGCCGACCTCGCCTACGCTGGGGCAGGCTCCGCCGAACTCGCCAACTGGCATCGTGCCGTTATGGTTTTAACAAAAGACCCGACCGCCGAGGGCATGGAGGAGCAGCCGTTCTACACCCTCCGCATCCCTAAGCGCGGTGGCCGTGCCGGCCTCAAGGACGACCAAGGGAATTACACCTCAGCCATCCCCCTCCGCCACGCTCGGGAGCAGGGACGCATCGCTTGGGAACGTAGAAGTCAGTCCGCAGTCGCTACCCAGACCCCTCATTCCAGCCCCGCCAAGGGGTCGCCAAGGCGTTTTAGTGCCTAGGTTGGTATCCTCGTAGCCATCACCCCCCTAAGCCCCCCTTAGCATCCTGCCTCCCATGGCACTTAAAATCCTACTTAAAATCCGTCTCTATCCCTTCGGGAGAGAGTTAGGGTACTCCCTAAGGTCGCCTTACGGCTCCTCGGTCGACCCTTCTGGCGAGAATAATAAAGTCACCGCGTATGCCTAGAGTTACCCGCAAGTCAGCCTGCCCCGCTAAGATACTTGCCCGCCTCGCGTTGACTAGGCGCCGTCAGAAGGCTTGGAGGGAAAGACCCGAACATATGGAGGCCATCAGGCAGAAGGCTACAGCCAAGGCCCGAACCAAGAAACAGCAGGACACCCAACTGCTCAGGAGTTACTTCTCGGAACTGCCAAGCCAGATGACCAGGAGCGAAGTCTTCGAGCTGATCGGCAAGGACTACTGCAAGGAGCGTAAGGTCAGCGAGCAGGCTTTCTGGCAACAGGTGCGTAACCACCGGCTACTGTCCTATGACGGCGCAGTCGGCCTATGGGTAAACCTCTCCAAAGAAGTGAAAGCATAATTTCCTTACGCTGTGCTAAAGTCCTCAACAGTCTTCCCCTGTGTCCAAGAAGTCCAAGCCTCGCAAGCCGATGCCAAAGCCTTCAAGGCCTATGCCATCACGCGTTGACAAGGAACGTCAACGGCGCTTCAACGCCTATCTCAAACTCTGGCGGACGATACAGGACAGGGAGGGAGAGACAGTCTGATGGCTAAGCTCAACGACATGACCGCACCGGCTAAGGACTCCAAGACCTTCGACGATTGGTTCTTCAAGCAGCCGAAGAAAGCCCAGGACAAGATGCGGGAGAACGGCGTGCTGCCTTACCGCGAGATGGTGCCAAGCAAGCACGTCTTTGACATCGACCCGAACCATCCAGCATGGGCGCACACCGACACGCCTAGCGTGCGTACTGAGGTCGACTCGTTCATCTCCCGCGATCATGTGGGCGTGATGCTCAAGGCCTTCATCGATGCCATCGCTTACTCGAACTCAATGGAGTTCCGTCGGCACGTCGAGCTGGTGCGGTGGGCGTTGTCCCTGCCCGGATGCCTGGACTCCCGCACCATCGGGAAGATGCATGGCATCAGCCACTTCACCATGCGGTACAGAGCGAGAAAGATTATGCGCTTGGTGAACTCTGACGCGTGCGGCCTGTTCCCTCACGTCAACGTCCGCCGCGATAAACACCGCAAAACCCCCAAGGAACACCCCCTCCCCCGGGAGGAAGTCTCCTAAGACCCCCCCCACGCATCGCGTGGTTCGACACCCCGGCTCTTTTTTACAAAAGAGACCCCCGAAAACCCTGTATTTACAATGCCCAGCCAAACCGACATCGCCGACGCCCTTGGTCTGACCCGCCAACGCGTCTCGGTCCTGGTCAAAAAAGGAATGCCCATCGACTCGGTCGAAGCGGCCGTCGCGTGGCGTCAAGCGCAGGACGATGCCCGCGTCCGAAGGGCACCCATCGCGGCGCCGGCGCAACTCGACGACGGCACCCTCGCCGACACCATCGCCGAACACCGCCGTCTTGTCGGTCGTGCCCGTGGCGTCTGGCTTGGGGCGATGGACTCCGGCGATCCAAACCAAGGCAAGTACCAGACGGCCTACAACCAATCCCTCAAAACCTTGGTGAACCTTGAGGAGGAGCAGGAGCGTCGGCTCATCCTCGCGAAGGAATACATCAGCTCCAAGGAGGCGAGCGAGGCGATGCGCCAGATGACGGGCGAGGTCGTCAACCGTCTCGACAAATTGGCGCTCGATGTCGCCGAGGCCTGCAACCCCGAGAACCCAGCCAAGGCCGTGAAAGCAATCGAGGCTTGGGTCCGCAAAACGAAGGCAGACCTTTCCGCGAATGACGAAGGATGACCTCTTGGCGGTAGGTCGAAACGTGCTGCGTCCGTCCGACTCTGGCGACGTGGTGGATTGGCTTGAGGAGAACGTCCTCGCCATCCCCGACTCACCGATGCCCGGGCCGTTCCGCTCGGACCGCACGCCGTGGATCGCGGAAGCCTTACGCATCGCCGCCGACCCCGAGACGAAACTCCTCACGGTTCTCGCCAGCATCCAATCGGGTAAGTCTCTCTTTGCCCGCCTGTTTACCTGTCACATCGTGGCGAACGCTCCAGGGCCGACGATGGTGCTGCAGGCGACCGACGCGGAAGCCAAGGACTTTTCAATCCGTTACCTTCGCCCCGTCTGGAACAACTGCCCGCCTGTAAAGGCTCGCCTATCGGCCGACGACCTTGACCGCTCGACGACCGCTGACTTCGACCGCATGACGGTCTATTGCCGTGGCATCTGGAACGAGGCAAACCTTCAACGACTATCGCTCCGATATACAATTGCAGATGAATGTTGGATGGCACCGAGCGGGCACCTTGCGGAACTCAGCGCACGCGTCACGGCCTTCGGCTGGATGGGCAAACGCATCTTTATGTCGCAGGGCGGGACGGCTGGACAGGAGTTCCATCAGCTGCACGAGTCCACCGATCAGCGGGACTGGCATATGAAATGCCCATCGTGCGGTCATCTCCAGCCTTGGATTTGGGAGCAAGTCCGCTTCCCCGAGGAAGCCAAGGCAAGCGGCACATGGGACTTAGCCAAGGTGAACGACGGCACGACCTACGAGTGCGCTGGCTGTAAGACGCGACTGCCCGACACCAACGCGAGCCGCCTGCAGGCCAATGCCGGGGGGATGTTCGTCCCGACCGCCATCTCATCGAACAAGGGCCACATCGGTCTGCATTGGAACAGCCTTGCGACGATGTCCTGGGGAGAGCTTGGGGTGCTGATGCTCAAGGCGAAGGAGTCGTCGGACACCTACGGCCTCGATGACTTGCGTCGCCAATTCAAGCAGAAGAGGTTGGCGATGGCATGGTCGGACGATGGCGGCTCAATGACCGCACCCGTCAACGCGTCAGACTACGCCCTTGCCGACGACTGGGCGGAGGAAGCAGTCATCACTCCGAAGGCCCAAATCGCTACCCGCGAGAATGCCCCCGCTGGGAGCATCCCCTTCCGTACGCTCGGCATCGACGTCCAGCGTGGTCACTTCTGGGCGGTGGTTCGGCGCTGGAGCCGTACAGGTCAAAGCCGTCTAATGGCTTTTGAGAAGATTGAAACGTGGTCAGGCCTCGACGACCTCGCCCGAAAAATGGGCGTCCACAAGGCCCTTGTCGCGGTGGACTCAGGGGACAACACGCAAACCGTCTATGCCGAGTGTTGCCGGCGAGGCTGGAAGGCCTTCAAGGGTTCGGGCGCCGAGGACTTCGCGATCACCTCGTCGAACGGCCAGACGACCCGCCGCTTCTACTCCGACCCGCAGGCCATCGTCGTCCCTGGACAGCCGACCCGCGTCTCTTTGATTGTCCACTCGGCCTCTGCCGGCAAAGACCTCCTGCACGGCCTCCGCGTCCGTAAACTGCACACCTACCCACGTGACGCGGTCGAGGACTACGCCAAGCAGCTGAACTCCGAAGTCCGCATCAAGGACAAGCGCACGGGGAAGCCTATGTGGATTTTACCCCAAGGCGTCTCGGACAACCACGCCCTCGACTGCGAAGTCCTCGCCATGCTCGTCGCCGTCCGCTGGGGCGTCGTCGGTCGGGAGGCCACGACTACGGAAGCCGAAGCACCTACAACTTGACACCGTGCCCGACCTTATCACCTTAAACGCAAGCGAGTCGGGGGTTTGTGGGGACCTACAATGGCTTGGAGGTTCGGATCGTTGGCCCTCGGCTCGCCCCCTTTCCTTCCAATCGGAGCAAGTTTAACATGGCTTCCGGCATCTTTATCGGCCTCACCGAGTGCGAACTCCTTGCAATCCGTACCAAAGCGGTGGCCCTTATCACCGAAGGCAAGACCCTCATGTCCTACTCGGACAGCGGCTCGTCGGCGTCGAAGTCTATGGTCATGCCCGCCAAGGAGATGCTCGCGGAAGCACAGTACGCCCTCGGCATCCTCGACCCCCAGCAGTATCCTGGCTCGGTCCGCACCAAGGTCATCGCCGTCCGCTGGGATAACCGACAAATCTAAACATGGCATTACCCAAAAAGAAGCCCGCGATCAAGAAGCCAGCCCCTCCTGTCAAGGCGACGAAGGGAACGCCCAAGGCGTCGGCATGGTCGTCTAACTTCCAGAACGCCGGTATGTCATTCGCCCGACGTGCTTGGTACGGCTCGGCGCCTCAAGACGCCCGCAAGGACGTCAACTCCTACGACCGACTGCAGCTTCTCCAGAAAGCCCGCTACGCCGAGAAGAACTACCCTTCGATGGTGCAGTACGTAAACGACATGGTGATGTACGTCGTCGGCGATGGCATGAAGCCTACGAGCCACGCCCAAGACCCGCTCAAGGCGCGTCTCTACGAGGACTATTACTACCGCGAAACCCGCAAGGCAGACATCACGGGACGCTTCACGGGCGAACAACTGCAAAGGATTATCGTCCACACTTGGGCGGTCGACGGCGAGATGTTCGCCCTCAAGGTCCGTGACGCCGCCGGCAAGGCCAAGACTCAGCTCATCGAAGGCCACCGCGTCATTAGCCCGACCGAGGCCAAACAGATTACCCCAGACACTTGGGACGGTTTCGTCTTCGGTCCCTACGGCGAACTGAAGGGCATCTGGGTGCAGAACACGGACACGACCTTCTCCTTCATCTCTGCCGAGTCGGTCCTGCACATCGCCAACCAGCAACGTATCTCGGCGGCGCACGGCATCCCTCCGATGCAGCAGGCCTTGAACTCGATGCAGGACCAGAGCGAGATCATCGAGCTGGAGAAGCGGGCCGTCAAACAGGTGACGGACGTGCCTTCGGTGCTGACCAAGAACGGGGGCTTTGCCGACAACAGCCTCGTCGCCGACCTCAACGGCGTGACCGCCTCCGATATGTCGAACATCAGTTCGCAGATGGGCGGGAAACTCTTGGTCCTTGAACCAGGAGAAGACCTCAAGAGCGTCACCCCGAACTTCCCTCGCCAGTCGATGGATATGTTTAACACCATCCTTGCCCGCATGATCGCAAGCGGCGGCCTGCCCTACGAGGTGGTCGGAGACGGTAGCAAGGCCGGTTCGGCTTTGGTTCGTCTGGTCCTCGGTAAGGCTGACCGATATGTCGGTCAAATCCAATGCATGGTGCATGACGAATACTGCGTCCCCGACTGGCAATGGCGCATCGCCGACGGCATCGCCAAGGGCGAACTGCCTGACGACCCGAATTGGGCGGACGTTGAGTTCAGCGTCCCGCAAACCCCTTCCATCGACAACGGCCGCGACTCCGCCAACGACCGCGAAGACCTCCGGGCAGGACTTACCTCCTTCTCTGCAATCTCGAAGAAGCGAGGCGGTGACTTCCGCAAGACCTTCAAGGAACTAGTCGAGGACATCGTCTTCGCCAAGGACATGACGGCCGCAACTGGCGGCAAGGTCTCCTTTGAAGAGGCGATGCAGCGCTTCACCAATATGCAACCAAAGCCCGAAATGGAGGAGTCTCCAGAGGACGAGGCCGAGGACGCAACGGAAGCGGTCGACGACCCTGAGGACGAACCCTCTAACCTTGGGATGCCCGGCAACAACGACACCCTTCCCGCCTAATTTTACACCATGCGCTTCCTCAATAACGGACTCAAAGGCCGCGAGCCTCTGCTCATCGACCCAGCCAAGGCGACCGACGCCAAGGCATTGACCGAAAAGTACGCCTTCACGGATATGCTCACCAAGCTCTTCGGCGACCGCCCTCAAGCCTATGTGCGTGCGGACGGCATCGGCGTCATCCCCGTGATGGGGGTAATCGGCAAGGGCGTCTCGCCCCTGGAGCAGATGATGGGCGCCGCCGACATCGACCAGATTTCCGCCGACATCGACGCGATGGAAGCCGACCCTGCCGTCAAACGCGTTGCTTTCCATATCATCTCTCCTGGCGGTACTGTTACGGGCGTGCCTGAACTTGCCTCCAAGATGCGCCGCATGAAAAAGGCAACCCGCTCCTTTGGCGAGGAAGCCAACAGCGCCGCCCTGTGGATCGGTGCGGCCGCAGACAGTTTCGTGGCCCTGCCATCTGGCTCTATCGGTTCCGTGGGCGTCTACATGGTCATCCCAGACTACAGCCAAGCCTACGCCGACGCTGGCGTGCGGATGGTGGTCATCAAGTCCAGCCGCTCCCCTCTGAAGGGCGCCGGCATCGAAGGCACGTCCTTGACCGCCGAGCAGATTGCCGACCTCCAGAAGCAAGTCGACGCAATCGACGAGGACTTCATCGAGTCCATCAAGATGACCCGCGTCAACGCCAAGGACGCCGCCTTCACGGGTGGTTCGTTCTCTGGCAAGGAAGCCGCCAAACTTGGTCTAGTCACCGGCCTTGCCGACTCGCTTGAGGAAGCCCTCAGCACTTGGGCTTAACCCCTCGGCTTATTCCAAACAAAGCAATTACAAGATGACCATCGAAGAACAGCTCTCGACCGTTGAAACGCTCGCCCAGGCGTTGACCGCCGAACGCGACGACCTCCGCTCCACCGTGGAGAAACTCACCGTCGGTGCCGCTGACGAACTGACCGCCGTAAAGGCCGAAGTCGTCACCAAGGACGCCCGCATCTCCGAGCTGACCGTGGCCTTTGAGGCCGCCACCGCTGAGATCGCAACGCTCAAGGCTTTGGTCTCCGACCTCGAGGCCTCAAAGGTCTCCGCTTCCAAGGAAGCCGCCAACATCGTCGCCAAGACCGGCTCGCAGCCCGTCCTTGCGGAACAGCCCTCCGTGCAGACCGAAAAGTCGGTCGAGCAAATCCGCGAGGAGTACTCCGCTATGAAGCCCAGCGGCGAACGTGTTGCCTTCCTCAAGAAGCATCAATCGGCCATCCTCTACGGCCGCACCAAATAATTTCCCTTCACCCCTAAATACCTAATATACTACCATGGCTAATTCTGGTTTCGACCTCGCTCCAGCCGCTCTCGCCGACATCATCGTCGCCGACGTCCGTCCGAAGCTCCCTATGCTCGACGTCTTCACGACCCTCGCGCAATCCCCTACCGATCGCGGTATCTCCATCGACGTCCCGTTCGTCGCTGGTGACGACGCCATCGTCTTCGACAAGGCTTCCGGTGGCTACCACCAGACCGGCGATGCCGACATCACCAAGGCTACGGTGAACCTCGTTCACTACCACGCCACCCGCTCGTTCGACGCGCAGGAACTCGCCGCTTGGGGCCCAGAAGGCGTCATCAACGCTTTCAAGGAAGAAGTCCAGGCTAAGATCGTGAAGAAGGTCAACGCTGCCGTTGCCGCCCTCGTCACGAACGCCAACTACTCCAGCAACATCGTCATCGCCGCTGCTGACTTCGACTACAATGACGTGGTCGACCTCGACATCGCCCTCGATGACCTCCTCGCTCCTGAACAGCGCGGTCTCGTCCTGAACTCCTCGTACATCGGCGCTCTCCGTAAGGACGCCAAGCTGACCTCCGCGTTCAACACGCAGGGCGACAACAGCGTGGTCCGCACCGGCATTGTCGGCAACATCGGCACCCTGCAGATCATGCAGTACGCTGGTCTCCCGAACAACAGTGAAAACCTCGTCGGCTTCGCGGCCGCCAAGGACGCCATCGCTATCGGCACCGGCTCGGTCTGGTCCGTTGGCACCAACTCCGCTGTCGCTACCATGGGCGGCCTCTCCGTCATGGTTGAGTCCGAGTACACGGGTGGTATCCTCTACTTGACCGCCGCAATTCGCTTCGGTGCCGCTAAGGGCCGTTCGAACTTGAAGCGTATCAAGAGCGCCTGAACAACGCGGCTCAAGCCGCTTAACGAGACCCCCTTGGCTAACCCCTTGGGGGTCTTTCGTTTTCCTACCAAAGCGGGCATATATGATGAGCCTCTACGGAACCGAGTTTCTTAATGACGCAAAGGAGATGATTGCCGACTTCGGCGTGGCTGGTTCCGCCAACTCGGGGGCCATCACCTTTCAATGCCTCATCTCCGACCCCGCCGTCCAGACCGTCCTTGAGGCAGGGGGGTATATGGAGCGGACCCAGTACACGGTAAGGGTGCCAGCCGTAACGGCCTCCTGGAGCCTCCCAGATGGGTCTAATGGGGCATCGGCGGCCCTACTGTCCGCTGGCGTCCCCATCGCCTCCTTGGGCCAAGGGAAGAAAATCGTAGCCGGCGGGAAGAACGTCCGCATCACGACCCAGACCTACAAGCCTGCGTCGGCTTGGATCACGCTCGTCGTCATCGACGACAACCAATAGCCCGTGGGAGTAACTCACGCGACAGTCGCCAGTTTCAATTCAGCCCTCTCATCCTTGGCCAAAGAGGTGGGCTGGACCATTGAATACGCATCCCTCCGCGAGGCCGCTTTGATGTGCCGGGATGCCATCGTCTTCACCCCTCCCTTCGTGGACGGGGGTGGCAAGGGCGAGACCAAGCAAGCCGAGCTTGTCGGCAAGGCCGCCGTCAAGAGGGACATCAACTCCATTTTCGTAGCCCAAAACGATAAGTCCCGCGTCACGGGGTCAATGCACCTCAAAAGCCTGCAATATAACGCAGGAACTAGGAACTTCGCGAACTTCACGAAGGCACGCTCCGCCGCCCGCCTGTCCGGCATTGATTTCGTGAGCGGTATCCTCAACAAGATCGTGAAGGACTCGGACGACCAGCGGGCCTTCGCCAAGGCCACGAACTATTTCGGCGCCTCCTCGGTCAAGCAAGACTACGAGGTGGTCCAGGACTTGGAGCCAATCCATCGTCGGCTCAAGATTACCAACCGACAAGGTAAGACCAAAATCATCAAGAACCAAGGCAGTTATGGCACCAACAAGTTCTTGGTCCAGTCCAAGACCCAACTGAACGCCTACATCAAGAAGGAGCAGGACCGGGTCGGCAAACTGAAGTCGGGCTGGTGGAACGCCATGCAAAGCCTTCCCAAGCCCAAGAAGAAGGGGGTCGACCAGACCTTCGGGCGCAAGGGCGTCGCGGCCTACGTCAAGAAGTTCTCCGGCAACGTCATTCAGAGCGTCAAGAGCAGCCCGACCGCCGTGGACATCCGCGTGGGCAACCTAATCGGCGACAACGACAACAAGGCGACCAACAACAACGTCCTGCAGCTTGTCTATGGAAACGCCGTTCAACGCATTGAACTCGACCTGGAGAGGTTCCTCCAGCGAGATGTACGCAACTTCAACAGCGGCCAAATCCGCTAAACCTTTATGGGCACCAAATCCATCCGCCACATCGTAGAGTCCACCCTTGCGACCTACCTCTCGACCCAGACGGGGCTGACCTCGGTCACCTTCCTCACGGGCGACAGCGCCGTCACCCAGACCCAGCCCAAGGCCGTCGTCCTATGCGACTCCGCCCGCCCGCCCGCAAGCCTCCAAGAAGGCGAGGGGAACTACGACTGCTCGGTCCGCATCACCCTGTTCTCCAACGCCGACGACACGACCCTCGCCGATCACCGCTCCCGCTGCGCCGCCTTGGTCGGGAATATGCGGGACATTGCCAGCATTAAGGCCGCCTTCGTCTCTGGCGGGGACGCGACCTGTTACGACGTCAGCATCCTCTCCGAGGACGAGGGTATCGACGAACGCTCCTGGGCTACCTCCTTCGCCTTCTCGGTCTGGACCTGTCTGGCCCCGTAATTATTCCAAAACGGGCAAAGACAAATGGCCGCCGTATCTACTGGAACCACTTGCCTCTTCGGCATCAATGGCACCGTCTCCAACCTGTTCGTGCAGTCTTACTCGGTCAACACGACTTTCAATCTCTCTGCCACGGTCACCGACGAGACGGGTCTGACCAAGACGGCCCGCTACGACGACCGCAAGACTGAGATCACGGTGGACGGCATCTGCAAGACCTCTGCTATGCCTACTCTCGGCGCTAGCTTCTCCTTCACGATTAACGCGGACACGGCTTACCCAAGCGGCACGGCTTCGGCTTCCTACGTCGGCACCATCACCGCCATCTCCCAGAAGGGTTCCAATAAGGACTTTACCTCGGTCTCTATCACCGCGGTCGACTACGAAGGCGTCACGCCTTAATTGACCCAGCCCCAAGGAGGGGCATAGTCCAGGCGTGGACCATCGCTTTCTTAACGCCTTCATCGACCCGGCTCCCTTCAAGTTGCTGGGTCGTTCGCTTTATCCGTGGTGCCTCAAGTACCGCGTCCGACTGATGGCCTTCAAGTCCCCTCTGATCACGGGGGAACGCGGCATCACTCCCGCCGACCTTATCTTTGCCTGTCAGGTGTGCGCCGAAGAACCGCTTGGGCAAATCGGTTTGCTCGACAAGCTGCGCATCCTCAACCTCAAACGAAACCCCGCCAAGTTTGAAACCCTGCTCAACGCCTTTGCCGGCTATATCCTAATCCACGACTGGCCTAAGTTCTGGGAGCAGGACAGCAAGAAGAGCGGAGGGGACACGGGCGTCCCTTGGCCCTTGGCTATCGTCGCCAACCTAATCGCGTCGGGCATCCCAGAGCAGCGGGCTTGGGAGATGCCGGAATGCCAAGCCATCTGGCTTAACTCAGCGCTAGCCATCCGCAAGGGGGCAGAGGTCAAGATAATGACCCCCGAGGAGGAGGCCTATATGGCAGCCGAGCAGGCCGCGTCTGCTTCCAATCCAGCAAAGGAGAAGACCTCCTGACATGGCCCAATCCCTCGAAGTAAACATCAAGACGACCTCGGACGTCCCGCAGGCTATGGACAAGGCCAAGGCGGCTACGTCTAGTTTTCAAAATCAGTTAGACGCCATTGGTAAAAAGTTCAGCACCGCTTTCAAGGACATCGCCCTGGGCTTCATCGCCCCGATGATTATTCTTCAGTCAGCCATCTCCTTCATCAGCGCCGCCATCGCTAAGGCTAAACAGGAAGCCAAGGACGCTTACGACTTTGCCGTCAAAGGAGAGTCAAAGTACCTAGACCAAACTACAGTCAAACTTGCCCAAGATCGCAGGACCAAAGAAGACGACGCCAAGGAACAGGAAATGGCTAAGAAAGCCAAAGAACAAGAGGCCGAAAAGTTCTTAGAGCAGGACGGTATGCGCAGCAAAGTAGCAGACGAAATCGGGGGCTTTCGTGGCTTCCGTATCAAGTTCGGTTTAGACGCAAACTCTGCTGAAGCCTTGTCCAAACAGAAAGACGTGCAGGATGCCATTTCTCGGATGGTCAACCCAAACGGTGAAACCAAGGCTGAAGTCGCAGCTGGCCCAACTGGCCCAACCTCATTCAAAGGCCCCGAAGGTTTCGGCAACGTCGTCGGCGTCGGAGCCAACCCTGTCATGGAGGCAATGACCCTTCAGCTCGATGAGTCCCGCAAACAGACGGCCCTGCTTGAAAACATTAGCCGCGGAAGCGGTGGCGGTGTCCCTGTTGACTTCACTAAAACCCCAACCCCCTCCCGGGCATCTTTGCTCCAGGGCGGTAAATAACTCTATCCAATGGCTATCGTAAACACCGGCAACGACCTAGTCGCCCCAATCCTTCAATCTGGCTGGACGGTCGTCGCTGACGGCTTCGGCCTGAACACCTCGGTCAGCGTCTTCAAGGGAGACACGACCACCGACGTGGACGCCTTCCTCGTCAAGGGTAGCGCTCACCCAGACACGGTTTACTCCTATCTCAAACTCGACAAGTGGCGCATCAGCTGGGACGCCCTCAACGTCTGCACGATCACGGTGGACTACGTCGGCATCGACCCTGCCATCAATGAAGGTGCCAGAACCAACCCGAACACATCCTCAGCCAACGGCTTGACGAGCGAACCAATCACCTCGCACCCAAGTTTCTTTACTGCGGCGGCTGGATATGCCGGTGCCATTGCAGGCCCTGCACCTTACAGCCAAAGCAGCACTGGTCCGCTTGTTCCTTCAAAGACGAGTTCTCCACTTGGAGCACCCACCAAATCCTACATGGGAACCGCTGGTGCCTGCTTTGAGTCAGAAGACGGTGGTCGCTTCATCGGCTTCGTCGACCCGACCTTCCCAAGCCTCTACGGCAAGACCAACTATCTCGCCACGACCACCTCCTATTCTGGAATTATTTACAGCACAACCCTTGCCGACGTCCAAGCCCTTCTTGCCCTACTTAACTCGGCAACCGCCACGAACTCTTGGGGCATCTTTAATTTGCTTCCCGCGTGGGCACCCATCGGAACGGTCGCAGGGGTAGGTCACAAGAACCTTCTTTCCCAAGTAAACGTCGAGCAGTTTGGGGCACTCTACAAAATCAACTACGAGATCCGCTACGCCAAGAACGGCTGGGACGCCTTTGTATATACAAACATCTGATGAGCATTCAGCCTGGAGTCGGGTTTTCCTTTAAGTCGTCTAGCCACGGCACAACGCTGGACATCGACCCGGTCTGGTCGAACCTCACAAGCACCCAACCGCAAATCACCCCCGACGGTGGTGGCGAGGTATTCGTCGAAGACGACGAGCCGACCGGAACGGTCAACGTCATGGTGGCGAAGATGCGCGTCCTCATCCAAGACCGATGGGAGGGCACGGGCTACGACCTCACGACCGCAGAATACGCCATCAATGGCATCTATGCTTACCCGACTGGGTCAAAGGTAGCCGGCACCGATGTCACAAGCATCTTCTGCGACGACGGCTCAAAGTTTGTTTTAGCCAACGCAGCCAACGGAGGTTCGGACATTTGGTACGTTTGTTTAATCAGGCAGCCGATGAACCAGACGGGCGAACTCCTCGGGCCTCAGCTCGTGATCATGTCGCCCGACTCTGACGCGTACGCAAAGACGACCCCTTGGGGCGAGGCCGACACGACCGACTGCATCCGCCTGCTTAACATCGCGACAACCAACGAACTCGACGTGGACGGCACGACCTACAGTTTTATCACCAACATTACCGCCACGCCTACGCAGTATAACTACAACTGCCAACGCGTCATCGTAGCCACATTGACCTTTTCTGGTTCAGCCATTGTCCTTAACCAGCATTTAACCGGAGCCATCACCCTGCCGAACGTGGTCCAATTCTTCGGCACCGAGTCGATCCCTGTGGGCGACCCTTCGCCGCCTACCGCTTGGCCGCAGTATAGTTCCGAGAGCGACGACTGGAATGGGGCTTGGACGGGGTACACCAAGGCGTCCACCTTTGTATCCAGCCCAATCTCGCCCCCTGGCTTCCCGAACTGACCCCCCTTCCAATCCCAGCAACATTAAGACCCGATGACCTGCTCGACCTCAGTCACCTTCAAACGCGGCACGACCTTCGCGGCGACTGTCACCTACACCCCCGAGGCCGGCGGCCCTGCTAATCTCCTTAGCACCACGGTGACCTCGGACATCATCGACTACGCGGGCAACGTCTACCCCTGCACAATCACGATGGCGGGCAACGGCCTTTCCTTCGTGGCCTCCTACAGCCCGACCGCCAACTGGACGCTCGGCTCGGCCCGCTGGGACATCAAGTTCGCCTACGGCACGACGGTCTTCTACTCGGAGACCATGCGCCTCAACGTCATCGACCAAGTCACGGCCTAAGCCCGATGCCCATCTCCATCTCTTCGCAAGTCCTGGGGACGCTCTCGGTCACGGTGGCGGAGACAACTGGGACGCTTGAGGTCGCCGTCCTTGCGACCGCCCCTGCCGTCCTTTCGGTGGAACTCGGTACGCCCGGCCCTGCGGCGACTGTGGCGGTGGGTACGACTACGACCCTGTCCGCTGGCTCCTCGGCGACGGTGACCAATGTCGGCACCTCCCTCGCGGCGGTCCTAAACTTCGGCATCCCGCAAGGCATCCAAGGCCAGACAGGCCAGACGGGCCAGACGGGTGCGACTGGGGCCACCGGGGCTACGGGCACGGCTGCCACCATCACGGTCGGTTCGACGACCACGCTCACCCCTGGCTCCTCCGCCACGGTCACGAACTCGGGCACCTCTTCCGCAGCCGTCCTCGACTTCGGCATCCCTTCGGGCTCGACAATCCAAGTCCAAGCCCAAGTCCGTAACGAGACGGGGGCGACCCTCACGAAGGGCACGGTGGTCTACATCAACGGCGGGGCAGGCAACAAGGTCACGGTCACGAAGGCCATCGCCACGGGGGACGCGACCTCCGCCCAGACCTTCGGCATCATCATCACGGACATCCCGAATAACCAGAACGGTTATGCCTGCGTCCTTGGTCTGCTGGAGAACCTCAACACCTCGGCCTACACCGAAGGCCAGCAGCTCTATCTCAGCCCGACGACCGCCGGCGCCTTCACGACCACGAAGCCCTCGGCCCCCGACCATATGGTCTACGTCGCCATCGTGGAGCGGGTACACGCCAACCAAGGCACCATCCTCGTCCGTATCCAGAACGGCTACGAGCTGGAGGAACTGCACAACGTCGCGATCTCCTCGGTGGCGAACAACCAAGGCCTCTTCTACGAGTCCTCGACCTCCCTCTGGAAGAACAAGTCCATCGCCACCATCCTCGGCTATACGCCCCTGGCTGACGCCCCTTCCGACGGCTCACCCTACGTCCGCAAAAACGGTGCTTGGGAACAACTCGTAATCTCTTAAAACAACCGCATGGCCATCAACCTCTATAGCAAAGCCTCCGTCGACTCGCTCCTCACGGCGAAGCTCTCCATCTCGTCCCTGTCCAACGCGGCGGCAACGACCCTGAACGGAACGGCCCCGACCACCGGGCAAGTCCTGTCCTTCGACGGAACGGAACTCAAGTGGGCGACTCCTGCTGGTGGCGGTACTTGGGGTAGCATCACGGGCACCCTGTCCTCGCAGACCGACCTTAACACGGCGCTCAACGCCCGCGTCTCCACGGCTGGGGACACGATGGACAACAACGCCCTCCTAGAGTTTAACGACACGGTCAACCTATCTCACCTCGGCATCAATGGCAACGGCGTCACCGTTGAGGGTGTTGCAGGCTTGGCTGGGCTTTCGTCCAACTTGAACATGGACAGGCTGTCGATCACGGACGGCACGGACACGGCGGAGTTTGGACTAAGCGGCATCGAGTTTGCGGACGGGACGACCCAGACCACGGCCTACACGGGTGGCGCCACCTACCTTGGCGACCGCATCAGCATCTACGCTGGGTACCTTTACAATGAGGACAACTCGGCCTATGTCTCAACGCTGACCCTTAGCGGTGCGTCCACGATGAACGCCCAGAACTTCACCCTGCAAGCGAGCGGTGGCGGCGTGCTGACCTTCTCGGATGCCACGACCCAATCGACCGCGGCAATCGGCATCCCTACGGCTGGGGCTACGGGGCAAGTGCTGACTAAAAACTCCGGCACCAACTACGATGTCTCTTGGGTCGCTCCGAGTGGCTGCGTCGTGAACACCTACGGTTCGTCCTCCACGTCTGGTTCCTTCACCTGGACTAAGCCTGCTGGGGCGAAGTGGGTTGAAATCTTGCTCTACGGAGGCGGCGGCGGCGGTGGTTCTGGTTCTCGTCGTGCCACACTTACCGCCCGAGGCGGAGGCGCTGCTGGTGGCGGTGCTGGCTATTGCCACGCCATCCTGTCGGCAGACTTCCTTTCATCGACTGAAAGCGTCAGCGTAGGCGCTGGAGGTACTGCGGGTACGGCGCAAACGGTCGACTCATCTGGCGGCAACAATGGAGGCAACGGAGGAAATACCACATTTAAGGATTTTCGCGCACTTGGTGGAAACTTCGGGTCTGCTGGAAATGTTGGATTTGTTTCTGGTGGTGCCGCAATTATCAGTTCAAATCTTTGGCTTGAAGGATCGACGACTGGCTCGCTTGGCGGTAGCGGTCAGGCTACCGCTGGCGGAGCAGGAAGCTCGCGAAACAATAACTGCGATATCCCAACAGGTGGCGGGGGAGGTGCCGGTGCCGGTGCGGCTTCAACCACGAACGCAAGCGGCGGAGATGGTGCTGGAATTATCCTCAATTCAATCCGCTGTGGCCTTCTCAGCGCAATCTCTGGAGGGACTGGAGGAAGCCCGACAACCCCAACGCAAGCAACCGCAGGAACCTCGGCGACCACGCGTTATTTCCAAGGTGGCACGGGCGGAGGCGGTGGATATTACAAGACCGCAGCCGCAGGCGGAACGGGCGGTGCAGGAGGCTGGCCCGGTGGTGGCGGCGGTGGCGGCGGTGCCAGCGATAATTCCTTCGCCTCAGGAGCAGGCGGTAACGGCGGTAACGGCTTCGCAATCATCATCACCCACTTCTAAACCCTATGCCCTACACCGACCAAAACAACCTCCTCTGGACTCGCTCCGAAGACCTCACCTCCATCACTTGCGAAGACGGACGCCAAGTCCTCGGCAACGCCGAGATGTCCGACGAGTATCTCGTCAGCGTGGCCTACCAATCTGCCGAACCCGTCAAGACTGACGCCGAGCGGATCGCGGAACTCGAAGCCCAACTCGCCGCCCTCCTCGCTAAACTTTCCTAACCTATGTCCTACCTCATCCTCTTCATCACCGGCCTCCTCATCGGTTTCGTCGCTGGCCTTCTCGTTTACAGAAAGCACTCCGACCGCATCAAGTCCACCGAGGACAAGGGCAAGACCATCATCGACGCGCTCAAGGGTCGCTGACCTTAAAACGGTTAAGACCAATTTACGATGCATCGCATTTTGGTCATCTCTCTTCTCCTGGCTGGATGTGCCACGACTCCGCCTGTCCCTGAACCTGTCCCGCAGGAGGGGACGCTGGAGGTCGTCGGCAAGAAGGAGGACAAGTTGGAGTCCCGCACCTCCGCCGCCGTTGCCGTAGCCAAGGCCAACGCAGACCAGCCAGCCATCGTCCGCTCGGAGTTATCCGTTGCCGAGGCAGGCTTGCCTCCCCCGTCCGCTGCCGACCTCGCCTACGCCCAAGCCCGGGCCGCCAAGCAAGACCCTAAGGCCTACGAGTCCAGCATCGCCAACGCCGCCAAGGCCAAGGCCGACATCGACGCCATGTGGCACAAGCTCGAAGCCGAGCAGAAACAGAACGCCGAGGTCATGTCGAAGATGGTCGGTGAAATCGACACGTTAAAGAAACACGTCGAAGAGGCGAAGAAGGAAGGCCAGCGGAACCTCTACGCGATGGTCGCCGCGGGGATGATGGTCCTCGGTGGTTTCGCCATCGCCTTCGGTCGCGTCATGATCGGGGCGGGCCTCCTCGTCTCTGGCGTCTGCATCGGCGCCGTTCCCTTCCTCCTCGACTCGCCTTGGTTCCTGCCGTCCGTGGGCGGTCTCTTCCTTGTCGGCCTCCTTCTCGGGGGATGGCATCTCTACAGCGGACACCTCAATAAATCGCATGGCCCTCAAGAAGAAGATAAAAATCAAGGAGGCTAGGATGGGGCGGCGTCTCTTGGGTCAGGCCATCAAGGAGGGTGACTCCTACACCATCCGCATCAACTCGAACCACGGCACGGAAAGGTCACGGCTGAACACGGTCGTCCACGAAGCCCTGCACGTCGGCGACTTCGACCTTACGGAAGCCCACGTCCGCTCCCTGACCTCCGTCGTCACCGAAGTCCTCTGGCGGGAAGGCTACCGCCGCATCAAGCAATGAGTCCTCCCCCGCCCATCGACAGCGACTCCACGCAGTCCCTCGTCAAGGATGGCCTTGTGGCCTCGATCCTCGGAGGCCTCGCGATGACGGCACGGCTTCTCCTCTCGACCGAGCCTGTCTCACCGGGCTGGGTACTACGCCGTATTACTGCCGCCGCCATCACCGCGGCCCTTGTCGGCTACGGCATTGCCGACCATATCTCTTCCCCTGGACTACGGATGGCAGTCGTCGGTGCGTCTGGCTACGCTGCCCCCGAGGTCATGGACTACGTCCTGAAGTATATCAAAGCCCGCGGCGAGGCCGAGGTCGCCAAGGTGACCAAGAAACCCAATGGCAAAAAGAAACCAGCCAAGCGCAGGAAGTGAGTCTAACATGATGTGGGCGACGGTGGCCCTGCTTGTTTGCTCTGCCGTGGGGGCTTTCAGCGTGGCCTATATCAGCTCGTACATCCTCGACTCCTTTCAGAACACAACTGCGATGGTCATGCTGATCACGGACGCCGGCACGAAGTCGGACGACGCGAACCTTGAGCGCCAACTGTCCGTCGCCACCTTGGGGCTGAAGGCCTGCCGCGACCTTGGCTGGGCCTTGGCGGTCGGGTGCCTAGGGGTGGGGGTGGCGGTCTTCCTACGCTTCCGCCGTCAAAACGCCTCCTAGGGCAAGCCAAGGGGGTCAAATGGGGGTTTCCATAACTCCCCCCAGTCGGCTTCCTTTGCCAACTAAAGGGGGGTAAAGTGTCCAATCTAAGCCCCTTAGAAGATTGTGCTTGTGTTTAAATCTAAAGCCTTCAGAAAAGAGGAGTACCCAATACACCACATGACCACCACGACCGATAAGCAAGCCACCACCGAACACCTCATCCGCGCTCTTTACGCCGCCAAGGCCGAGTTCAAGGATGCCGCTGCCGCTGTTGCCACCGCAGAGCATGAACTGCAGTCCGTCCTCGCCGATGCTTCTGCCTGTGCCGGCGATCGCAACGACGCTTCCTGCGTCCGAGTCAATGCCTTGTCCCGCTACGAAGAAGCCGAAGTCGCCTATCAAGCCATCCACCGCGTCTGCCGCAAACTTGCCCTTGTCTCTTAACCCCCAACCAACCCACCCAACCACATGAAACTCCTCCTCGCCCTCCTCGCCGGTCTCGCCCTCGCGGCCTACATCCTCGCCCTCGCCGACGGCCCCAGCCTCGTCGACATCATCAACAAGTTCTAATCTCCCAACCCACATGAAACCAACCACCAAGCCCAAGGCCACGCTCGTCTCCGACAAAGCGATGGTCGAACTCCTCACCCGCCGCGTCGCTAACTTCCGCGAGACGGCTAAACTCAAGGACACCAGCGGATACGTCCGTGGCATCGGCTCCTACGCCCTGTATGGCATCAACCACAGCGCCGGGCAACTGGTCGTTCTGGCGAGCGAACCGACCTCGTCCGACTTCAACAAGTATGTGACCGC